TTAAGAACGCAAATGGACAGATAGCTCAACATGCCTTTGCAAAAGAAATATTACGTGTGCCAGGATGGGACGTAGCTTTCCCTGATTCACACGTATCAGTTGTAGATGCATTTGCTTATAGTAAAGATACAACTTTTCGTTTCCAAATAAAGTATGTTAGTTGCGTGAAATGTCCTACAAGTGGTGGCACAAAAGTTATAGTGCCGTTACGTAATACTTACAAGTACGTGTCGAATAATCTAACTAGTAAAATATTATATTTCGAAAACAATATTGATTGTATATATTGTTTTGTACC